ATTGTCTGCTCTCCATGCCATGATTTCTCTCACCAACTTGCAGAACCGCGGGAAGCTGATGTCTGCCTTGTCGTGATGGTTTGTATTTTTGCTGCCCGTCTCGCTTTCGACGATGGCGCCGAAACCCACGACACACCGGGGCTTTCTGTGGTCGTATCGATAGATGACTGCCGGGTAGAACCCGCGCTCGACGTCTGACGCCGTGACGGCTTGCTGCCAGGCTCCGCTTGGGATCCCGACGCCCTTCTGACGGCGCTTGAGTTCCAGGCTAAACGGGAACAAGTTGCTGTCCGGCAGGAGGTCGCCCAGACCAGCTGTGCGGACCTGTTCCAGGTTGCGCCGGAAGTGGATGCCCAGCTCGTCAAACAGTTGGTGGCTGATATCCAGCTCAAAACTACTGCCGCGCTGCTTCGCGTAGCGACCGCGTTGGCTCGGTGTTCTGCTCATTTTCTACCTCAAAATTTTGAATAAGGATCTGCTCGACAAAACTGTTCACCGATCTTTTGTCGGCCTTCGCAGCGTTTTCGAGCTTATTTTTTAGGTGCTCTTCAATTCTTACGAACAGCACAACCCGTTGATTTTCCATGTAAAACTAGTCTCTCGGTTTGCTCTTACAAAAAATATAGTGTCTGGTACTTGTAATGTGATAGCACATTGCTATCTTTAGGTAACAAGACAGCAAACAGACAGGAGACAGTCGAATGAAACTAGATAGCACAACAATAGTAAGCGTGTTTTTGTCAGAGTGGGATTTTGAGTACACAAATCCTTACGCTGAAGAACCAGGCGATAACATCGCGACAAACTACTACGTCACCGTGGCCGACAAGTTAGGCAACACCATGGTCCACGACTGGGGCTTACAGTCTAATAAGGTTGGCCACCAAGAGGCGCGTGAGCGTGTGGAGCGTATGGTCAAGCGCATCGAGGATCATTTGTCTACGGGTGGCACGCTAAATCCAAAGCATTGGCAAGAGGGCCACCCACAGTATGGCTCAGTCGCTTGGCAGCGCTTTGACATCGACGAGTTGCAGCCAGCCGCAGCGATGGTGGCGTCAGGTTATAATCCTGAGAATTTACCAGACAGCTTGCGTGGGTACTTTTAGTGTACTCAAGCATACTCGAAATATACATCTACCAGATACACGGGGTGCGCGTTGTGTGGACCCCATCACAACCCGGCCAAGAGCCACCATTTTGAAGGAGTAGAAAATGAGTAAATACTACACACTGTTCATCAAAGAAGCATCCACCGGAGAATGGACCGACATGTTCGGATCCCACAAGAAGGCGGACTGCGACGAGGAAAAGTATGCCTATGAATTTGACCCCAATGTTGCAGCGATGCGCATTGTGGCAACCGACGGCACTGAGGATGGCTTGCGCGCAGCGTTTCGCAAGTTGCCTCACGATAAGAAATCATAAGGAGAGAGACGATGCAGTTTACACAGTTTGAGCTGAAGGCATTGCGTGACGCACTGGTTGCCGGGATCCAGGATCTCGACAACGAGATTGCGATTGATAGCCCTTACGCGCGGTTTGCGGAGAGCGAGGTAAAGCTGATGCGGAACCTTTTGGAGAAGGTTTCCAAAGGCATCAAGAAAGGGGGTGAGTGATGAATAGACCGTTTGTGTGTTTGTGGAAAACCTTAACCCGCGCCGAGCTGGACGACATCCTGGACGAGGTGTTCGCCAAAATCCAGGTGCAAAAACTGATAGAAAGGGTAGCAAATGAAGAGCCTCACTAATCACGACGAGCCGTGCCGCGTTTGCCGGGGCAGGGGTTACCTTCAAAGCTGGGAGTGGAACATTCACGCCCAGCAAGACACGCTGCAAAATTTTACATGCAACCTGTGCCAGGGATCCGGCTCACAGACCATCAGGGTCGTGCAGAAGGGGGAGCGGATATGACCCCGGCATGGAAAGTCGTAGACACAACGTCTGGCGTTGCTATGTTCTATGGCACCTGGGCGCAGTGTGTGAGGTACGCCGTCCGGGAAAAATTAGGGACGTACAACGAGTATGGATGGCTGGGGCATGTTCTCAAAATGCACAAGGGCTATCAAATTGAAGGAGTAAAACAATGAAGGTGGGAGCGTTTATTGCTGGCGCGTTGCCGGAGGGGCAGCGACGTCAGCGCAAGGCAATCAAAATCATGTTCGACGGCAAGGATGCCACGATTGGCTGGCACAAGGAGGTCAAGAGCGACCGCAGACGCGACGCGGAGGACCGCACAGAGCTGAAACGATGCGTTAAGTGGTGCAGGGCCAACAACGCGGCTTTCGCAATCAGTTCGGCCTCAGATCTCTTCACTAAGCGATGGCAGGCGCTTACCTGGTTAAAGCACCAGGTCGAGATGCACGACATGCGCATCATGGTGGCGGACGACCCGACCATCAGCAAGGGATCCATCCACGTCCTGAGCGCAGCCGCCGACGTGCAGCGTCACCGGATTGCCGCCAAATCACGAGCGGCCCTGGATGACATCAAAACCAAGCTGGCCACGGATGGCTCGTTCACCTCCAAGGGGGGCCGCAAAATCACCCGGCTGGGGATCCACGACAAGCTGAGCGAGGCGGGCGCCAAGGGTAACCAGACGCAGTCTGAGCTTGCCAGGGAGCGCGACGAGGATGTCTGGCCCATAATTAAGCAATGCCTGGGGCAGGGCTTGGGTTACGCCGGGACCGCGCGACAGCTTAACGCAATGGGCGTGGAGACGCCGTCGGCGCGCGCCAGGCACGACCGGGAAACCTCCGGCGATTGGCACGCCTCAACCGTGCGCAACATCGCGCTGCGGAGGGGCTGATGGACACAAACGACGTACACAAAAACTTGCTGCGCGAGTACGCCAGAGAGCTTTGCGTGCACCAGCTTAGCGTCCACCAAGCCAGGCAAACTAGGATGGATACCAAAATCCAGCGGTACTTCAATAGCAGCCAAGGGCGCAACGCTTTCGCCAGGCTCATGTGCCTAGCCACATTTGACGGGACCGACCAAACGCGGGCCGACATCGCCAGGGAGCTGCACATGACCAGGGCTGCGGCGACCAAGATGGTTGACGAGTGCCTGGCTGAAAATTGGATCCTGGAAAACGACAAACGAGCCGTGCGCGCCGCACCAGTTTTGATGGCCGCGCTGGATGATTATGTAGACCGCCACCTGGAAGTGATGTTAACTGACTTAACAGAAAAGTATCAAAATGTGATTAATTTTCGTAAAATCATGCATACCCAGTTAACATTGTCTGAGGGGCGGAAAGCAGTTAAAAAACAGACAGGAGGCAGTCAAGAGTGAGACGCAAGAAGCGAAACAATCAGACCGTGATGTACATGCAGTCCGGCTTTATGACGTTTAAGCGCCGCGTGGATATACCCATGTGGCACCACGATCATATAAAAAAGGCGGCAAACATTTTGCGGGAATACGCGGATCGCATAGAGGCCGTGACTGGCTCTAATTCCATGCGAAACGCCGACAAGACGCTTTACGCCCAGGGCTTAATCCGAGAGATGAATAAAGACATGGGCCGCATGACGCCGAAAGACCCGCGGGAACGCGGCACGGAATTGTTGCGCTACACCGAGCATCACGGCTTGGTGGACGAGAGAGGCTTTGACGAGCTGAACGCGCGCGACGACTTAAACGAGTAGTATCTGGAATCCGCAAAAAGGGATCTGGAGAGTGTAAAAAAAGGAGGCTATACAAATGCCATATAAAAAGTACATTGGGGATGAGTGTGTAAAACGGATTCGCATAATATATAATATCTTAGGTTGCGCAGATCACACAGAAACTCAGAACAAACAGGTTAAGCAGGACAGACAGAACAGACAGGTCTTAGAATTCATTGGCGACGCAGTAGGCGCGCTCAGCCTCTTTGCGTCATTATTTGTCGGGCTGTTTTTTGCGGGGATCTACTCATGATCATCCGCGACATCAAATTTATCGCGAACGCAGCCAACGAAACACTCCGCGAGGATTACGAGGAAAACCTCATTGACCTGGCGGAAAACCTGGCCATTTGTATGGCGGAGGTCCGCAAGTGGGAGGCCTTCAAACACGCCGCAGCTCAGGCGCTGACTGAGGGCATGACGCTCCTGGAAATCGCCAAGCTGACCGCAGACAACCACACATTTACACTCACCGGAGACGGCCTCCAAGTGGATTATGAGAAGGGGATTGTGCATTGAGACACCCCCTCAGCTCAGCTCAAAAAGAAATCTACGATTACGTCGTGGCCTTCTATCAAGAATTCCCTGACCGCAACCCGTCACTGCGCGACATGTGCACTGGCATGGTCGGGGAAAAACAGATCTGCAAACGCAGAGCCAATCGAGAAACGGCGCGTCGGTTGGTGAAGTTTTTGTGTGACAAGGGTTACCTGGAAGAGCGTTTCTACCGCAACGTCGCTTACTGGGTGCCCGTAGATGGTTAAACTGGTTGACGCGTTTACGAAAACAATAGGTCGACCGCCCACCATGAAAGAA